AGTTGACCTTGGAGAGATCTCCCGTGAGCAGTTCGTAGGTCAACCCCAGGCCAGCCGCCACCGCATGATTGTGCAACTGGGCATATTCGGCATACCCGGAGGTGGAGGCTGGTTGGCCGAAACGGATGTCCCGGCCAGGGGGCAGGTACTCAAGCATGCCAGGCACCAGATCCTCTATTTGCTTGAACGACTCCTCCTCGCCACCTGTGCTGGGAGGTGGCTCGGCGTTGGTGACGAACCCAACGAAACAGGCTTCCATTTTCTTGCGCAGCAACTCGGACATATCGTAGTCGTCCAGATCACGCATGCGCAGCAGTGCCGGGGCGAACCAGGTGACACCCCGGTTTTGGCCGGGACGCAGACGGTCGTACAGATGCAGCACGTCTGTGGCAGGGATGCGGACACTCTTCGCCATCCCCTGTCTGGCAGCCCCTGGATGGCGGGGATAGATCCAATAGGCTGTCCGCATCCCGAATGAGTCAAACTCGATCCCCTGCTGGATGAAACCACCTCCCGGCAAATCCCGGTCGGCGGTACCGTCCAGGTGGTCGCACTCCAACACCCGCAGTTGCAACGGCACCTGCAGGCCGAATGCAGATGGCCGGTTGATCATCTGCAGGAGACATTCACCGCTCTCCACCATGCTGCGAGCCATGAGGGTCTGTATGCCGTAGAAGGTGGTGCGACCATCGGCATCGCAATTTTCCGTGAATGCCTCCCACAGGTCGGTGATCTGGTCGTCCAACTCTTGCGTGGCTGCCTTGGGGCGGGGGCGAATGCCTGCACCCACCAAACTGGATGCGTGAACGGCAACGGCCTTCGATGCGAACGGATTGTTGCGCACCAAGTCTCTGGCCCGGTCTCGCAACCGGACGGCGGCCATGGCAATCTCGGCATTGGCATCTGTACCAGCTGTCGTCCAACCACTGGTCAATCGTCCTGTTTTGGCACCCTCGTAGCCACGTCGCAGGGCCTGCAATGCGTATCTGGCGCGGGCACGACGCATCATCGCCTCCGGCGCGATCCATCCCACCAGGCTGTCAAGCCATCTCGCCATGTCGTTACTCCCTGGAAAAACTCAGACGGGTTCGGGTGGAGCGGGGCTTGCCGGAGGATGTGGCAATCTCGCTCTCTATCGTCCGGATGCGGCGCAAAAGGTCCGACTCGGAGCCGTACTCAACGGTTTTGCCCTCATGGCTGATGCGCAGGGCACCGGCGGCGTATGCCTCTTTCAGCGCATCCAATTCTGTTTGAGAAAAACTCATCGGCGTCTCCCTTCGAGCCATCTTTCTCGCAAGTCACCCAACCAGCGAGATCTGCGGGGTTTTTCTGGAACAATGATCTCCGGCTTCTTTGGCACGAGGCTCTGTGGCTTTTCTGGCATCACACTTGTTGGTGGAACAACCAGTTGTGGATCCTCTCCTTCTTTCATGGGGTACTCCTCCCGTCGCTCAGCCTCTTTGTTCAATTGCAGACCCATGGCCATCAATCCGTGCAGAGCGGCCAGGGCGTAGACCCGACAGTCCAGGGCCTCGTTGCGGTCGCTATCCTTTTTGTGCCACTCACGCACCGGACGGCCCCGGATGTATTTGGTGCGAACCTTCTCGGATGTCAGTTGCCGGAACCATTCGACATCCCGGTCATGCGGGAAGTGGCAATACCCTGGGCCAGCCTCCTTGATGCGCAACCGGGCATAGATCGCCTCCTTGGCGGCGTCCACCCCGACGCTGTACAACGGGATGCGGCCTTTGTTGTTGAGACTGGCCCGCTGCGGCCAGATGGGTTTGCCCATACCGCCCAGCCCCTTGATCCCCCATACCCGCCGCGCAACCCTGGGTCGGCAAAAGTCGTAGGCCGACAGGGTGTTGAAACCACCGGTATCAATGGTGGCGGCACGGATGTGGAAGTCTGGCAGTTGCCGGGAATGGGGGAACGCCCGCAGCAACAGTTCGTCCAAGTCAGCCCATACCGCCGGTCCAGCCGGATCCCCGTACAGGATAAAATACCCCACGGACCAGGACTCTTCGTCCCGCCCCCAGCCAACGACCTCTGTTTCCAACCGATCAGGGTGAACATCGGTGCCGGATGTGAGTACGACGACGCCAGCCGGGAGCAGGTCGCCAAACATCTCACGGCGGCTCATCAGCCCGGTGCCATCCAACTGCTCTGTGGATTCTTCCCATGTCTTGCCGAGTTTGGTATTGACCCAGACCTTATGGCGCACTGGATCCCGGTAGACCTGACCATGCTGAACGGCGATATTTCCCCAAGACGTCCAACCATGGGGGCTGTACAAACTGCTCAAATGGAACCCGGCAATGGGGCTGCCAGGGTTCTCCGGGATCCAGAGGCCACGCTCCAGCATCCAACCTTTCTGGTAGTCCTGGATGGCCACACCACAATGCTCGCATTGGTAAAAGGCGAGGTGCCTCTGTCCCTCCGGCCACTTGATATGCTCCCAAATCAGTACCTGTTTGGTGGCACAATCGGGACACGGTACCCAGTACCGCCGTTGGTCGCTCTCCTTGTATGCGTCCTCAATCCTGCTGAACCCCTTGATGGTGGGGGTCGAGACAAAGAAGATCTTGCGGTTCGGGAAATTGGTCGTGCGCTGCAGGGCCAAGTCGACTGGATCCCCCTCACCATCCACATCAGAGAGGTAGCCGTCGATTTCGTCCATGAACAGGTTGCAGATCGGCATGGAGCGCAGGCCGACTGCTGAGCTGGCCCCCGTGATAACCAAAACGCCACCGGGAAATTCTTTTCCGAGAAGCGTATTGCCGCTGTCACGTGACCGGGAGGGTCGCACCAGGGATTTCAACACCGGGCTGAGTTCAATCAACGAACTGATCCGTTGCCGGGACACCCGCTTGGCTGTCTCCACCGTGGGTTGCACAATCATGAACGGCACAGGCGATTGATCAATCGAATATCCAATCCAATTGAGGCCAGCCTCGGTCCCTCCGATCTGCCCGCCTTTCATAAAAACGACCCTCTCCACCGGGGAGGATGGGGAGAGGCAGTCCATGATTTCCCTGAGATACGGGGTCCGGCTGGTACGCCAGGGCCCAGGTGACCCGGAAGACTTGGAGGAGAGCGTCCGGTTGGTATCAGCCCATTCCGACACAGTGAGCAGTGGCCTTGGTTTCAACCCCTGATAGAACATGGCCTCATAAGTGATGGAACCCATTGCTGCCACTCCCCGATTCGGACATCACGCTTGACTCAAGGGGCATTGGAAAAATCCAGCGTGACGCCCCGTTCGGCGGCCACCTCCGCAAAGCTCTTGCCGCCAGAGCCATCCAGGTAGACAATCTTGCCGGTGGCCTGGATGAACCGCTGCACTGCCACGTCCACATAGACCGGGCTGATCTCCATGGCAAACACCCGGCGATGGTTGGCTTCCCCGGCCATGATCTGCGAACCAGACCCGGAGAACGGCTCGTAGCACAATCCGCCCAGCGGCACGTGCTGGCGCATGGGGACACCAAAACACTCCAGCGGTTTGGGCGTCGGGTGTTCTGGACGTTCGTCGCCGGTCAACCCCTTGATGTCCCAAACGGTGTACGCAGGGTCGGCACCCTCCAGCTTTTCCGGCCTGTTGCCACGGATCCAACCGTAGAAGCATGGCTCGTGTTTCCACAGGTAATGCGTCCTGGTCAGCACTGGCGACGGCTTGTTCCAGATGATCTGCTGGTGGACGAAGGCACCCATCTTTTCCCAGACGCTCTCCAGCATCCCCTGCCGTTTGGAGGCATGCCAGCAATACCACGCGGCATGATCGGTGATGGCGTGATCGATGGCGGCACGGATGAACCCCTCGTAGAGTTCCGGACCCTGGCTGGAGTCGTCCCAGGTCACACCGTAGGTGTCGGACCAGTCCTTGTTGCCATCCAGCCACCCTTTCTTCACCTTTCCTTCAGCAGCCAGTTTTGCTTTCTCTTGCCGCTCTTTGTAGGTCTTGTTCGGCGGATGGTTGGTGCCGTCATAATCCACCAGATAGGGCGGGTCGGTGGCAAAGAGAATGGCCCGCTCGCCGTTCATCAGACGAATAACGTCGCCCGCCACGGTACTGCTACCGCAGAGGAGACGGTGTTCGCCCAATACCCAGAGATCCCCAGGACGGGTAACCGGATTGGCGGGGGGTGCAGGGAGTTCTGCCTCTCCAGCGTCACACCCCTCTCCTTCGAGCCCATCAGTCAAACCATCCGAGACGTTCGCCAAATCCTCATCCGTAAATCCAAGCAGCCCCAAGTCAAAACCCTCCTCAAGCAGACGGGTTCGCTCGACGCCCACCATCTCCCAATCCCATCCGGCCAGTTCGGACATTTTGTTGTCTGCCAGAATCAACGCCCTGCGCTGGACGTCGGTCAGGTGGTCAAGCACAATGACAGGCAACTGCGTCATGCCCAACTTACGTGCCGACAACAAGCGGCAATGTCCAGCGATGATGCCCGATTGACTGTCCACCAACAGGGGTTGAGTGAAACCAAATTCTTTTATGTTCGCAGCAAGTTGATCAATCTGATCGGCTGTGTGGGTCCGGGCATTGTTGGAGTATGGGATCAAGCTATCCAATGGCCAGATTTCAATGCGCTGGGCCATGATGATCTCAGCCGCTGGGAGCACGGCGGTTTTCATGGCGGCGTTCGGTTGGGTCGCTGTCTTCTGGGTACGGGTCATGGCATCTCTCCCTGGTCAGGATCAGGAGCCAATCCGGCAAAAAAACTCCTGACGCACACCTCCACCGCTGTTCCCCCTGGCGCACGGCCAACCTCCCTCTCTGCCTGAGTCTGGCGAGCAGGATCCGGGCTGATGACAAGAACAGCGCAACCAGCCTGGCGTCGTCTCTGCTGCTTGCGCTTTCTTTTCTTCGTGGTCTTGCCACCCTGTCTGGTCTCATACCAACGGGCAAACAGCACGACTTTGCTGTCTCTCGCGCATGCCAGCAACATCATCACGGCCAAATCGAACAAAGGGTTTTTCATTCTGCCAACTCCTCCAGTGCGTTGCG